AAGAAAGGCTCAAAGAAAGATGTAAAGATAAGCCTGGAACATTTGAATTGATAATGGAATCTTTAAACATAGACGCATCCATAAAAGGATAGGAGATAGAAAGATGATATTAATTAAGATAAAAGAAAGGATTGATTTTGATGAGTGGTCTGAACATTTTACATACTATAAAAATTTTAAGGTAAAAGATTACGGTATAAAAATTACAGACACACGCATACTAAAAGATTTTTTTTGGTGGGATGATGAAAAAATTGAAATATCAAAAGTAAAATCTATTATGGCATTAACCAAAGCCGAACTAAAAGTTTTACAAAAGTTTAATATATTAGATAATTATCTACTAAGAGAACAAGAGAGGTTATATGAAAAGTACAAAACTAACACCCAAAGTAAATAAGTATGAGTTAGTAAGAAAACATTTACTAAAGCGTAGGAAGATTACTAGTTGGGAAGCGATAGAAAAATTTAGAGCAACCAGACTGTCAGATATTATCTGGAAGTTAAGAGGTAGAGGTTACTCTATTGCTAGTGAATGGGTAACTAACAAAGATGGTATGAGGTATACCGTCTATCATTTAATATGGAGTAAAGATGAATAAAGAAACAGTAATGGAAAAAGTAGCAGAGCTTGAGGCATCTCAATCAGTTGCAGAGTTTCGTAACTGGTGTGCAGATAATGATATTAAAATCTATAAAGAAATTGATAGTGCACTTATTGTTCAAGCTGCTGAACGTATACAATATGAGCATCAACTTTTGAGGGATACAGAAGATGAAAGATAATATAGGTTGGTACATCATATTTGTAATGTTAGTTATTGCTTGGTATGTGGTCATCAAGCAATGACATACAAGGAATTGGTATACGCTCTTATAGCCAAGAGAAAAAAATATAGAGTAGACACAATGGCAGTATCACAAATGATTGGTGTAGCTGACAGTTCAGTAGGTGATTGGGAACGGATGAAGAAGTGTCCCAATGGTATGAACTTATTAGCGTGGGCCAATGCATTAGAGGTAGACATTGTAATTAAAGATTATGAAACCGAATGTCCAGCAGACTTTGAAGCATCAGATAATGTGATAGCCTGGACTCAACAACAGGATATAGATTATGACAGAGAAAAAGAAAAGTTCATCGACTACTACACAGCTAAAGGTCGAACAGCAAACAACTGGGAAAGCATGTTCAAACTTTGGGTACGAAGGTCAGTCGATTTTAGAGCAGAGTCAGATCGAACACGTGCAACATATGATAAGACTTCGCCCACCTTTGTTCGAGACAGACGTAAGCGAATCCTTGATATGTCAAATGTATCGAGTAAGTTTCTTGAAAGAAAAGGTAAAGACAAGTGATTTTACTGTAGCTGTTGCAGCGTGTGAAGATAAACTTGAGCCTTGTAATATAGAAGATGTGCAAATTATGTTAGAAACTATTTGCTCTACCTTTAGTTGTTCAGCACCTAATGAGCTAGGACTCAAAACATATTGGGAGTTACTCAAGAAATATCCTGCTGGATTATTTCCTTATGTAACCTTACATATATGTGCGACCTACAAGTATCCTAGACTACCTATGCCAGTAGACTTTGTATCATATCTTGATGATGAATATATAAAAGCATCTAACTTTTTAGAAAGCCTTAAAAATGCTGGATCATGGGCTTTACAATTAGAACAAACACAAGGTAAAATATAGAACATGAGTGTAGTCAAATATATAGATATAGACCGACATAAAGGTTTAGGTGGATCAGATTCACATGTGCTTATGGGTACAAATGTTACACCTATACTTGAGTTGTGGGAACTTAAAACATTGCGTGTGCCTGGACCAGATTTGTCTAATGTATTGCCAGTACAAATAGGTACATTGACTGAGGAGTTTAATCTCAAATGGTTTACTAAACAAACTGGTATACATAGTGAACCGTATCCAAAAGAATATATTAAAGAAGATTTTAGAATGGCACACTTTGATGGCTGGTGTCCAGAAGAACAAGCAATCATAGAGTGTAAGCACACTAACCATTACAACAAGTTAGAGTATGTAAAGGCTAGATACTATGCACAGATCCAACACTATTTGATGATGGCAAGACTTGATGTTTGCTATTTATCAGTATTGTTTGGTAATGCAAGATGGGAATATTGTGCTATCCCATCACATCAAGACTATCAAGATATCTTAATGTATCGTCAAGAAAAGTTTTGGGATATGGTAGTCAACAACATTGAACCAACAGCAGATAATACTGCATGGAGACTGTATGAGTAAAATGAATATACCTGACGAAGCCGTCAAAATATTTAAAGAGTTAAAAATAAATGGAGCAGAAGCCACATGGGATTGTCATGGGACACCTGTTGTATTGCATAAGTACATAGAGATTATAGGCGCTAAACTTAATGTAAGTATAGATAGCCTGGATGTTATAGAAGCTAATGCTAAAGATGGGATAGTCAGTATGAAATGTGTAGCCTCTATTGTTAAAGCTGGAAGTGCTAGACAAGTTATATCCTATGGCGAGTGTAGTCCTAAGAATAACAAGAACGCCTATCCATATGCAATGGCAGAGAAACGAGCAGTAGATAGATGTATCTTAAAACTTGCTAACTTACATGGCTTTGTTTATTCAGAGAATGAAATAGATGATAAAGCACCATCAAGTAAACCTAAGACAGCAGAGAAAAAAGTAATTGCTGCTGAGCCTACTATACAAATGTTTATAACTGAGATGGATCATACACAATCATATACTGAGTTCAACAGTATAGTTAAGAAGTATCAAGGAGCTATGATTATAGCTAAGAAAGAAAGTCCAGAACTGTATGAAGAAGCTAAGACTAAGTATGAATTAATTAAAGCAAATCACACAAGGAGCATATAATGTACAACAAGATAACACTAATAGGTAGACTAGGTAGAGATGCTGAGTCTAAAGAATCTAAACAAGGCACTAAGTATTGGAAGTTTAGTATTGCTACTAACCAATGGATTCAATCCAAAGGTGAAGAAGAAACAACTTGGCATAACATTACTTGCTTCAATGATTATATAGGTAAGCTACTTGATGATAAAGGTAAAGCAGGTACGCTTCTTTATCTAGAAGGTAAGCAACAATATAATACTTATATGAATAAAGACGGACAGGAAGTTACCGCAGGTCAAGTAGTGTTAGATAAGTTTGGATCTATTTGTATGGTAATGGAAAAAGGTATGCCAAAAGCTAGTGGTAATGTTAAGAAAGATGAAGAATTTGAAGATGATATACCATTCTAGGAGAATGTATAATGCAAGAATTGTTAAAGGAGTATAAATGAAAGTAAAAGCAAGACAAAGAGATGTGTATTATTTTATTAAACATTTCATTGCAGCATATAAAGCATCACCTACGTATAAGGAAATATGTAGGGGGTGTCGTATTAAAAGTAAGAGCCACGCTTATGACTTAGTAAGTCATTTAATTAATGAAGGGTACATTGAGAAGAATAAAGATGTTAATTACAATCGTCAGTTGAAGCTAACTAAAAAAAGATATAGGATTATGATGTAAACACCTCGAGTTTACTACGTTAAGGTTCTTTATTTTTTTCATTCCTTGACGATTTCCTAGACTTCCCCCACTAGCTGGGGGTTTTTTTTGCTAAATCCACATAGCGTTACGACAAGCCACGTATTTAAACTTTGTTATATTTGGTATACGATTGGGTTAGGACATATCTAAACGGCCCTATATGGCTAAATAAGAGCGTATAAATTAGGGTGTGTGTTCTAGTTTTGAGCGAATGGCATCCATTCTTCTATTTGCTGGTCAGTTATGGTGTCATTCTGTACAGGACAGCCTGGAATAGAATTAATTCCTTTGCCAACTAATATGATTCCAAGAAATAAAGCTAACACTATTAAGAAATCTTTCATCTATCGTCTCACCAATGAGCCACCAAAATATAATCCTATGATACTTGATACCACATGAGTATCTAATGGTGTGATTACTAGCCCACCTAATGGTTTCCATAAAGTCATATCAGTACTACTACTAAATATCCAGAATCCTTTAGATACTGATTCGGTATAGCCAACAAAAATATCCATACTTGGATCTATAAATGGTGCAAGTTTAGGCAGGACTATGATTGCCATCACACACATTAAGGCTATGTATCGTCTAGTGTTCTTTGTAAATTGATCGGTTACGTTACGAGCTTTGTCAAACTGTTTAGATTGGAA